TTCTCCAGTGTCATCAACAACAACAACGTGCAGTTCATCATTTCTTCCATTTCTTTCGGATGAATATTGAGAAGTCCTTGGTCTTGGTGCGATATTTTTCCAATAAACAGTAGAATTTGTTAATCCTAAAGTTTGTTGGTTATACCAATCTGAAGGTGCAGTAATTGTTTCACCATTAACAGCAACATTAAGAACTAAAAATTGTACTGTTCCAGATCCATTTGCTATTGTACTCAAACCAAGTGCAGTTTGTGAAACACCATTGACTGTAGTTGCAATCCCCACAGTATAAGTGGTTCCATCTGCAAGAGAAGATCCAGTTACTGGAACAATAAATTGTCCTGCTAAAATTGTACTTGGAAGATTTGTGATTGAATCTACAGGATTGATTACTGTTGAACCAGCGGAAACTACACCAAAAAATCTTGCAACCGATGATTCTTCAATTTTAACAAAATTGCCACTATTATCAGTAATTTTAATATTTCCAGAACCAAATGCATTTACACTTCCTTCCGCATAAGATGTTTCAGTAAATGCAGTAGAACCAGCACCAGAAGATTTTGCAGTAACTTTTACGTCAATCGAACCTTCATTGACTTTGGTAATAATACCTTTAAGAACTCCTGTTTCTGTTGTTACTGTTCCAACACCAGCAACTGATTGGGAGAATGCAGCAGTAACAGCATATCCAACGTTCAATCCAAAAGTTCCAATTGCAATTCGTTGGTCTGCGGCTGCATCAATTACACAAACCTTTAGATTATTGGCCCAAGAACCTGGGTTTCTAGCAGCCCAATGCCAAGCAGTAGCAGATGAATAAGTATTATTGTAATCTTCAGATGATGTAATTTTCAAGGTTACTGATGTAGCAGCAACTCCAGCATTTGAGTTGTTTAAATTGTCACCATCACATCTAACGACTCTTAGAACACCACCATAAGAAAGATACGAAGAAGCACCTAACCAATATTCGTATTGTGAGTCTGATGAAATTGGTTTTCCGAATGTATTGAGTAAGTCATTTTCTGTTTCAATTAGGATGGGAACATTAACTGGACCTTTTTGGAAAGGTCCAGCAATAGCGCCAACTTGATTATTTGCTGCGGTAATTCCCCCAACAGTCAAGTCAACTTCTCTTGTTCTGACTCCTGGTGATACTAAATTTAACGCCATCTTTTTCCCCTCGTGAAGAAGTTCATTTTTGCCTAGAAGTATTTATAAATTGATATTCTTCAAATGGGGAAACAATGCACGAACAATTACCAATCGGGATAATAATTATCTATAAATTTTTGTGAATATTTTTTCCTACTATTAATAATTCTTTCTATAGTGCATTCTTTGCATTCATATGAGTATGCAGAGGGAAACCCTTTTCTATTTTTTCTAGTCAAATAAAAATCATTTAATAAGTCTTTTTTTATTCTGCAAGATCTACATACTCTCTCTTTGAAGAGTAGATTATCTAATTCAATCTCTTCTTCGAAACTCATTACCCGTATTCCCACATATATGCTCTATCACCATACTCATCTAAATGCCATCTATCACCATCTACATCAACAAAAGATACTTCATTGGATAATCCATCAGACATAAAACCAAATGGAGCCATATCTTGTTCTATTTGGTCTTTTTGGTCTTCATATATTCTTTTGCGAACATCATTATCCGTCATCTCTTTAAAATAATCCTGGACGACCAACCAAGCAAAGATTACAAGACACATTGCCAGGTCATCATTACATCCTTCTTCTGCTTCAAATGATTGACTTTTTTGAATAAAAGTAGTCAATTCACTGATAATATCGTAATCTTTGATGACTAATTTATCATCTTCAATAATTGTCTTTAAATTGGAACATCCAACTTTTTTGACTGTTTTGGACATTTTGATTCCAAGTTGAGTTTTCTTTCCAGAAAATCCCTGTCCTACCAGTTGACCTGCTCTTCCTCTCATAGAACACATTAAAATATTATCGTATTCTAAATCAAAATGAAGTATACTTGATACTTGTTCTCCAATATCATTTACTTCTGCGAGAACAAATGCTTTATTATATGCTTTTGCTATATCGTGAATAATATTTGGAAAAAGCATAGGTTTAATCTCATTGTTCCTATATTTTGCGACTACCTTATATGGGAATTGACTGATATCAAATACAATAAATGCAGAGTAGTCATTACTCATTCCACGAGATACGTCAACAGTCATCAAATAGGTGTGCTTTTCTATTGGATCTTCATACACATCCATCCCTTTGCTTCTAGTAAGTGGGTCATCATAAACCATCATTCTAAGTTTTGATGGAGTAATCAAAGTATCAACAGACCCTAAGAATTCGCACTCAAACTCCTGTGTGAATTGTCTTTCGGAAGTATTCGCAATTGTTTGTCGTTTCCACTCTGCGTCTCTTCCAGGCACCGCAGACCAATGAACTTCTAATGGAACATAACCATTCTTTCCTCTTTCGGCATCGTGCCAAAGTTTATAAAACATATTCATCCCATTTGGAGTTGAGATGATAATAACTTTTGTGCTTTGACCTGAAGAAATAGTAGGATACACAGAAGAGAAAAACTGCTCTGCAATATGATTTGGAATAAACGCAAATTCGTCCAAGAAAATAATATTGAAAGAATTTCCTCGAACAGCAGACGATGATGTCGATGCTGCTACGATTTTAGAACCATTTTCAAGTTCCAACGAACCTTTGTTCCAAGAACCAACACCCTGCTGTAACCACTTTGGTAAATTTTCATAAGACAATTGTAGTCTGCCTAAAAGTTCTCTTGCTGTTTCTGCTTTGTTTGCTAGAATTGCGATTCTTATATTGTCATTGAACAGAGCATAGTGGAGAAGATAAGATACAACAGTAGTTGATTTTCCTGTCTGTCTAGGAAGTTTTGCAATATTAAATCTATTCTCGTGAAAGTTTGTAATCAATTCTTCTTGAAAATCATACATATCAAACGGAACTAATCCGTGATCCAGAGAAACAATCTTTACATAATTTTTTGCAAAATGAATTGGATCATTTTTGCATTTTAAATATTCTTGAATTTGATCTGTTGTAAATTCAATTTGGACGTTTTCCGCTTTTAAATTCGGATTGCCCTTATAATGTTTATCAATCATAATCCAATTTGTAATATGACTTCTTGTTGTTTTAAATGCAATTTAACAAATGACTTTGCTATGTCTTTTATTTGTTCTATATTTTCACAAGTATCAATTTCTCTAGAAATTTTTTCGTATTCAAAAATCTTAGAAAGATCTTCTAGTTCAATGTCTTCTGGATTCATTTTCATCTCCTGTAAATAATAATGGTTTTGTTGGGTCTTTTGTGGATGGATTGTATGACAATACAATCGCACCAGGATATATCTTCCTTACTTCATAAGTAACCTGATCTTTTGGTGGTCTAGCAAATTGTGGGAAAAACATTTGAACTGAAAGATATTTTCCTCTCCAATTTAACACAATACTATAAGTAGAACCACGAGACTGTATTCGTGTATATAATTCTTGAATATTTTTTAATTCCTTTATCTTTTTGTGATTGTATTTTTCTTTCAGATTAGATGAAAAAATATTATGAATTACTTCTTTTGTATCATTATGTGGCTCTATAGCAAAAGAATATTTTCTCCAAAATTCAGGTCCATATTTACATACGTGCATATGTTCCATTTTTTTACATTTTGGGCAATATCTTTCTTCTCCCCCGTAAATGGGAGTGTTCCAGTCATAGTCAAGAGCACCAGTACTTTCTGATTTTGTTCCCCAACTATCGGCACCAACTTTGCGGCATTTGACAAGTGCTCCAGAAGCATATGCAGAAGGCCAAACTTTATATCTTGATTTTACTTTTTTATAGCAAGCATCTTTTTCACCAGCAGATTCATTTGTGGCAACCATTTTTGCCTTACCTTTTCTATCTGGATTTGGGTCTTCTTTTCTTTTTCTTCTTGCTGCTGCATCCTCTTCATCATCGGACATATTTGCAGCCATTTTTGATGAACCACATTTTGGTTTAGTAGTTTGTCCTGGTTGACGGGCACAAGGAGCACCAGCAAACTTTCCACCAATTTGAGTCCATCCTTTTACTTTTTTTCCTGTTTTTGGATTTGTTCCACTTGATTTTTCAAACCAATCGTGGAGAGACTCATCTCCAGATGCAGTTTCTTCACTAACACCTTTCATTTTTTCTGGTTTGATAATATCAATAATCCGAAGAAAGGTATTGCCGTTTGCATCCTCAATTGTCACATCCTCTTTAACATCTTTGAACTTTTTATGTTCTTTTTTCGCACTTGCTTCCATTTTTTTGAGACGAGTGTAATAATCTGGAATTTCTTCAAGATGTTGAAGTGCAATGTCAGTTGCTAGTGTTTTGTTTTTTGTGTGCTCGTGTTCGATGGGAATTCCCATCTTAAGTTGATTTGCAATAAAAGAAACATCCAAACGATGCTTTGCTGCAATTGCTTCAACCGTTT